TCGTCTGCCCACCAACGGAAATATCCCAGTTGTAGTAGTAATCGTAGAATCGGTTGTTGTCCGTATTGCTGATGGTAAACAAATAGGATACCCGGGAAGTGTTGGCCCCAACATCCACCGATTCCTCTGTCAGTTTCAGGGAAATTACATAACTGTTGGACCAGGACTGCCAGGCATAACTACCTGTGGATATCGTTTTTGTCTGTAATGCCATATTTTAACCCCCTATCCAGAAACAGCCCGTCCGGTCTGTTCCGTAATTTTCAAATCGGCTTCTGCCGCCCACCATTAAGTATGTGGACGCGTGCAGGTCCACCGCATTAACGCCTTCGCTGTTGGCGGTCAGTACCGCGTTATCATTTTTGTAGACGGTCATACCATCCTCGGTGATCTGGGTCTTGATCTCTTTACCGCTTTTGCGAACAGTCAGGCCGGTTTCGTCAAAGGTATAGCCGGCAGATGTGATTACCCTGTCTGTGCCATCCTCCACGATGCTCCGCACCCGCAAAGAAAGGCCCTCAGCGGTCTGCTCCACCATGGAAACCCTGCTTACCGCCTGCTCCAGTTCCGTTTCCTGCTGGGACACTTTTGTTTTGATGCCGTCCACCGACAGTTCCATCTTGGCAAGTTTGTCGTCCCTTTCCCGGTTCTCTACCCGAAAACCCTCCACCGAGGTCTCCACCTCCAGAATTCTCCCCTGCAAGTCTGCATATTGGGAGTTGTTGAAGGTTTCCACATTGTCCCGGTATTGATTTCCCGTTGACTCCAGCGTTTCTCTTTGCCCCTGCTGGGTCTTGGTCATCACATACACGGAAAATGTTTGGCCGTTGCCATCGGTCACCCCCACAATGTCCCCCGCCTGAATCGCCAAATTGGCAGGCATCCGCACTTTGCAAGGGGTGTATGTAACCGTCTGCAAAATTTCATAAAGGGTCTGGGCCACCGCCCCAAGAGCATCGTGGGAAGCAGAGGCAAGCAGGTAGTTGCCGGTGATCACATAGGCGTTGTTACCGTTTCCGTATATAGCGCCCACATCCTGCTTGCTGAATTGAATCTGCACCTTGTCCACAGGCGCAACCTGATAGTCCTTGCGCTCCATAGAATCCTGATAGCAGAACCACTGCCCCGAGGGGGTAATGGTAATGTCCTTCGGTGTGTACCAGGCAAATTCGATGTTTCCGTCAGCATTTGCCCGGCAAAATCGGCCGCAGGCCTGTCCTGCCCATTGCATCAATTTCCGGCCGGTAACTTTACCTGCGGAGAACTTTTGAATCTGCCAATCCCCGTTGGGCAAAGTATCATTTACCAGCGTCAAATTGCAGGCGCTGCACACCATTTGGGCAAAGGTTTTTAAGGTGTATGGCCAGCCGTTCAAACTTTCGACCCATTGGGTCAAGTCCCGATCCAGCCAACTGATCCTATCGTAAGCGGTCATGCGGTAGCGGTTTTTGCTGGGCATTTGGGTCTTTTCCACAGTGAACAGGCCCACTTTTGTCCGGACGCCGCCATCGTCCACCTTGTAAAGGATCAACTCTGTACCGTTGGCAATCTGCAGACCCCCATTGGGTGTAAAAAGGCTAACCTCCAGCATAGCGGCGCAGGCAGCGCCAAGAGTCAGTTCCGTGCCAGTGTTTACCTGCTGGATAAGGGTCACGCTTTCGATGGCGTTGACCGTTTCCGGCCCGGAAAACAGTTCCCTTCCGTCTGGAAGGACGATCAAATTTTTCAGCAACCTACCACCTCCTAGCACTCTGTAATGTCAAATTGATATTTGCCGAATTGCCCGGTAACCGCGTTGCGCCATTGGGTCTGGTGCTTGCTCCGATAGCATTTTGAGGCCACCGGCACGGTGCTGTCTGCCAAAGACGGCCGGGTAAATACAAATGTGTCTTTGCCTGCAAACAAGCCTTCCATATAGGCATATTCCTCCGCGGTGATTTCCCCATAGGAGAAAGTCCACTTGCTGACCCCTTGCCTTGCCACAAACCGATGGAGGAAAGCGCTTTCGTCCAGCCCGGAATCGGAACTTTCCAGATCCTTCACCTGCAATTTCAGGTTGCTGTCCGGAACCACAATGCTCTGGCCGTCGATCAAAAACAGATCCGTTGTTCCTCTCATAAGGCACCTCCGTTCACCACAGCCATTTTCTGCTGATAGCGCTGAGCCGCCTGTCCGATAAACGCATCGCTGCAGTATTCCGCCAGCGCTTTCTGCACGGCCGAAGCAACCAGTTTTTCAATTGTGGAGAGCGACATCTCCACATTGGTTGTATTTTCCATAAAGTCCTCTCCTTTTTTAAGAGGAGGGTTTTCGCCCTCCCCTTTTATGTTGCTTGATAGTTTTTTACAAAGTCCGCGGCCAATTTACCATTGGGCTGTTAGCCTGCAAATTGCCCGGCAGGTTGACCCACTCCCCGGTAAATGTCCAGATAGATGGATGCCTTGTCAAACAGTTCCCGTTTCAGGCTGGTCTTGCTGGCCGCATATCGCGCCGATGCGCTGCCTGCACTTGCAGAGAACAGACCACCGTTGCGGTTGTCCCACAGGGTTTCTGCCATAGCGCAAACGGCCAGTTTTTCTGCATCTTCGCCGGAGGATTCCACCCGGTAGATCCGTTTCAATCTGTCGAGGTATCGCTGCGCCTGAGCCGCCACACCGGAAAAGGCCTTTTCCGGAATGACGCTGCCCAGGTAATCATTTGTGTAGAATCCGTAGTCTACCATAGGCAGCGCCTCCTGAATTAACCGGCAGTCGCGATGGCGATGTCCTTCAGAACAGCCGCTTTCAGGGTGTTCTTCAGAACAACGCCGGCCACCAGTTCCACCTCGCCGGTCTTCACAGCGCCGGGGGTGTTCAGGTCGGGCAGGTAAGACTGGATCACGCCATCGCCCATGGGAGAGATGCCGTGGAAGCCGTCCAGACCCAGAGAAACCGCATAGATGGCGGTCTTGCCGTTTGCATCGGTCTCGATCACATCCTCAACGGTAGTGCCGTTGTAGTACTGACCCATATCCACCATAGGCACGCCTGCGTAAGTTTCCACAGTGCGGCCGAAGTCGTCCTGGGTGCGCTCATAGTAACCGGCGCGGCGGGCGATGGAGCGCAGCTTGACCAGCATAGCGCGGTTCATCAGCAGCATAGAGGGCGTGCCGTCCAAGGTGCTGATGAAACTGTCCATCTCATCTAAGAATGCGTTGTAGTTCTCGTCCAGCTCGGTGGAGGACTTCAGGCTGACTTCGCTTGTAATTTCGTTGGCAGTGCCGGTCAGCAGCTTCTTCAGACCGTCGAAAGTGCCGGTCACATAGCCTTCGCCGGCAGCATCGCCGGTGCCGTTGATCACCAGATTGTGGAAATAATTGGCGGTTGCCTTGATCTTCTGTTCTGCCTGGAATGCCATTTCGTTGGCCGCGCCGGCGGTGTTCTGGATCACCCGGTCCATCTGGAAAGAACCGCCCATAATAATGGCATTGGCAGTCTTCTTCTCCTTCTTGGCCTCACCGGGGGTGTACTCACCGCCCACAGTACGGGTAGACGCGGTGGAGGGGGACTTGAGTTGAATGTAACCGTAAGTCAAAGTGCTGCCACCGGTGCCGGGAGAGATCACATTGTCAAATACCATGTTGTCCAGCAGCAAGGAACTGCGACGGAACATATCTACGATCTGCTGATCGACCTTGTCGGCCATGCCGACCTTTGCTTCTGCAAGTGTAATAGCCATATTTTTTTACTTCCTTTCAAATTTTTCAAGTAGTGCGCCCGCCAATGTGGCTGGGCTTTTGTTTTCGTTTGACGCATTAGCGCCGGTCCCCCTTGCGTAAGGGGGTGGATTTTCCGATTGGAACAGGTACGCGCAATCCTGTTTCAGCGCGCGCAACGCCTCCTCCACATCGGCCTGCTGATTTTCGCTGGATTTGAGTGTTTCTACATCCAAAAGCGCGGTAATTGCCTTGGCGTTGCGGCCTTTTTGGGCCAGGATGGCTTTTTCCAAATTGTGGCTAAAAATCAAATCCGACATTTCCCGTCGATGGGTCTCCACTGCTTGGTTGTACCGTTCCTCGTATTCCTGCGCCGTTTTCACGGCCTCAGCCGCCCCTTCTGCCTGAGCCAGTTGCCCCTTGAGCGCCTCATAGTCGGCATAATGACTTTTGATATTTTCAATATCCCGACCGTTTTCCGCCATAATGGCGTCGATGATCTCCTTGGGCAGAGGCGCGCCCTCTACCTGCAATCCTTGCAAAAATTCTCGTTTCATATAAACTCCTTTCGTATTACGCTTTTTACGGGGTCGCATCCCAAACGTTCGGCCTTTTTACGCCGGCCAGGGCAAGGTATGAAAAAAGCACCATGCCAAAGCATCGTGCTGTCTTCCAAAAATTTAATTGTGGGGCATCAGTTTTTCCCGAATGACTTTCTCGTCTGCATCCTGCATACCAAACCGCCAGGCCAGCGCCACTTCCGGTTTCAAGATCCCCTTATCCACCATTTCCATATAGTCGGCCCAGATCTTCTCCTGGTCGTAGA